CGCTGGCGGTCAGTATTATGCTGCTGGTGTCGGGGGCGCTCTTGCTGGTCGTGGTGCTGATTTGTTCGTTATTGACGATCCACACTCGGAACAAGACGTAAAAACCAACTCGCGTCTAGCGTTTGATACCGCATGGTCGTGGTTCCAGACAGGGCCGCTCCAACGTTTGATGCCGGGCGGTGCGATCATCGTGATTATGACTAGGTGGTCTCTGTTAGACCTGACTGGGCGCCTGATTGACTACCAAGCCAAGAACCCAGAGGCTGTGCCGTGGGAGATTGTGGAGCTGCCGGCCATCTTGAACGAAGACAGCGAGGACGAGAAGTCGCTTTGGCCAGAGCAGTGGCCGCTGGCGTCCTTGAAATCAACAAAAGCGTCGCTTGACCCACGGTATTGGAACGCGCAGTACATGCAGCAGCCCACTTCTGAGAATTCAGCCGTCATCTCGCGCAGGATGTGGCGTAGTTGGGAGAAGGATGACCCACCAAAGTGTGAATATATTATCCAGTCTTGGGATACGGCCTTTGAGACCAAGAACAATTCTGACTATTCAGCCTGCACGACGTGGGGCGTGTTCTATAACGAGGAAGAGAATGACTCGCCCCAACTTATCCTGCTCGACGCGTTTAAAGACCGGATGGCTTTTCCAGAACTTAAGGCCGTGGCGCTCAAACACTGGAAAGAGTGGGAGCCAGACGCGTTCATTGTGGAGAAAAAGGCAGCTGGCGCACCATTGATACAAGAACTCAGAGCCACTGGCATACCGGTGCAGGAGTTCAGCCCGTCACGGGGCAACGACAAGATGGTGCGTGTGAATGCGGTTGCAGATTTGTTCAGCAGTGGTAAAGTCTGGGCACCTGACACACGCTGGGCACGGGAAGTAATTGAAGAGATGGCGGCGTTTCCTGTTGGGGAACACGACGACTACGTGGATACGACAACACAGGCGCTGTTGCGATACAGACAAGGTGGGTTTATTGCTCTCGACTCAGACGAGAAAGAAGACCGACTGTATGGCTACGGGCGCAAAGCGGCATACTATTAAGGAACGACATGGCAACGAACATCGACAAAGCGCTGTACCAACAACCCGTTGGCATCGACTCGCTTGCAGAGCAAGAGTCCCCCATTGAAATCGAGATCGTTGATCCCGAAGAAGTCACCATCGGCATGGATGGTATGGAGATCAGTTTGATCCCCGATGAAGACAAAGACGAAGAAGGTTTTAACGACAACCTTGCCGAATACGTTTCTGCTGGCGTTTTGCAATCCCTTGCTGGTGATTTGGCTGGAGACATTGATAACGATAAAGCGTCGCGCAAAGAGTGGGAGAAGTCTTACGTTGAGGGTTTGAAACTGCTCGGTCTTCAGATGGAGGAGCGCACAGAACCTTGGAACGGTGCGTGCGGTGTGTTCCACCCCATGATTACAGAAGCGGTTGTTCGCTTCCAAGCCGAGACAATCACCGAGACGTTCCCGGCTCGTGGCCCCGTGCGTACCAAAATTGTAGGTAAAGACTCCCCAGAAACACGGGAGAAAGCGGCCAACGTTGAAGAAGACATGAACTTTGAGTTGACAGAGAACATGGTTGAGTTTCGTGCTGAGCACGAGCGCATGTTGTGGTCACTGCCAGCCACAGGCTCTGCGTTTAAGAAGGTGTACTTTGATCCCAGTTTGGGACGTCAAGTCTCTATGTTTATTCCTGCCGAGGACATCATCCTCCCATACGGCGCGACAGATTTAGATACATGCCACCGCGTCACGCACGTAATGCGCAAGACCAAGAACGAGATCATCAAGTTGCAGCAGTCAGGGTTTTATCTTGATGACGTTGAGTTGTCTGATCCCACGCGTGAGCAGACCGACATTCAGAAAGCCAAGGATAAAGAGACAGGCTTTAGTGACTTAAACGATGAGCGCTACATCTTGCTTGAGTGCCACGTTGACTTAGACCTTGAAGGCTATGAAGACGAGGACGAGGATGGCGAGAAGACCGGCATCATGTTGCCATACGTTGTGACCATTATTAAAGGTACGAACGACATCTTGTCTATTCGTAGAAATTGGAAAGAAGACGATGACCTCAAACTTAAGCGCCAGCACTTCGTCCACTACCAGTACATCCCCGGCTTCGGAGCCTACGGCTTTGGCCTCTTCCACCTCATTGGTGGCTTTGCCAAATCTGCGACATCTCTCATGCGCCAGTTGGTGGATGCGGGCACACTGTCGAACTTACCGGGTGGACTCAAGTCCCGTGGCCTTCGGATTAAAGGTGATGACACACCGATTGCCCCCGGCGAGTGGCGAGATGTAGACATTGGCTCTGGCAACATTCGGGACAACATCCTGCCGCTGCCATACAAAGAGCCAAGCGCTACGCTGTACAACTTGCTCAACAACATTGTTGAAGAAGGCCGCCGTTTTGCGTCTACTTCAGACATGAAAGTAGCCGACATGAGCGCGAACGCGCCCGTGGGTACAACGCTAGCGTTGCTTGAGCGCCAGCTTAAAGTTATGTCTGCTGTGCAGGCCCGTGTGCACTTTGCATTGAAGCAAGAATTGAAACTCTTGAAGAACCTGATCCGTGACTACACTGATCCGGACTACACGTACGACCCAGAGTACGGCAACCGCAAAGCTAAGCAAGCGGACTATGACTTGGTGGACGTGATCCCCGTGTCTGACCCCAACGCAGCGACAATGAGTCAACGTGTGGTGCAGTACCAAGCCGTGATTCAGATGGCGCAGATGGCTCCGGACATTTACAACTTGCCAGAGTTGCATCGCGGGATGCTGGACGTTTTGGGTATCAAGAACGCAGAGAAACTTGTACCAATTGAGGACGATCAGAAACCGATTGACCCTGTGCAAGAGAACCAGAATGCGCTCAAGGGCACACCGCTCAAAGCGTTCCTGCACCAAGACCATCAGTCACACATCCAAGTGCACATGATGATGTTGCAAGACCCGATGATTCAGCAGTTTATTGGCCAGAACCCACAGGCTCCCAAGATCATGGGAGCACTTACTGCGCACATTGCAGAGCACGTTGGATACAAAATGCGCCAGCAGATTGAACAACAGTTGGGCATGCCACTGCCACCCGAAGACGAGAAGTTGCCACCGCAGGTGGAGATCGCGCTCTCAGGCATGATGGCTCAAGCGGCCAATCAAGTGTTGCAACAGAACCAAGCGCAAGCTGCCCAGCAGCAGGCACAGCAACAAGCACAAGACCCGGTCTTGCAGCTTCAGATGCAGGAGTTGCAGATCAAACAAGGCGAGCTGGAGCTCAAGAAACAGAAGATGATGATCGACGCCGCTATTGCTTCCGACAAGCAAGCACTAGAAGAAGAGAAAGTCAAAGGCAACTTGGAGCTGGACTCTCTTAAGGTTGGTGCGCAGATCAACGAGAGCAAGACCAAACAACAGTTTGAGCAAGAGCGTGCAGGCGTACAGCTGGGCACTGACATTGCAAAGAGTAAAGCCCAGATGGATTTACAAGCGCGTACTGCTGCGCTCTCAAATAGCAGCAAACAACGAGAGCCTAAATCATGATCCAAGACTTCGCACGCGTATTGCGCGAAAAATTACGCACTGACATGAACAACTACGCCGACGATCTTGCAGGCGGTTCGTGTCGATCATTTGAAGAATATCAAAAACTCTGTGGTGTTATTTCGGGTCTAGCACTCGCAGAGCGTTATCTAATCGACCTGCTGCAGAAAGTTGAAGAATCAGATGAGTAATCTTGATTTGTCTCCCGGTGCTTTTGCACTGCCTGAAACCATCGAGCCTATGGTGGCACCCGCCCCAGAAGCTACGGACGAAGAAAAAGCACGACAACTACCCGACCCCACAGGTTGGAAGATTTTGTGCGCTGTGCCAGACGTCTCTGACAAGATTGAAGGTACTGATTTGTACAAACCGACAGCCACTATGCGTCAAGAAGAGCACTCAACAACTGTGCTATTTGTGATGAAAGTTGGCCCAGATGCGTACAAAGACACCGCCAAGTTCCCCGCAGGAGCATGGTGCAAAGAAGGTGATTTTGTGCTTGTACGTACGTATTCTGGTACGCGAGTCAAGATTTACGGTAAAGAGTTCCGTCTCATCAACGACGACCAAGTTGATGCTGTTGTGCAAGACCCTCGTGGCATAACCCACGCTTGAAGGAGTAAAAATGGCTGAACCATATAAGTTTCCAGACGAAATTGAAGACAAGAACCAACCCGAGATTGAAATCGAGGTGGAAGGCGACGTTGAGATAGAAATCGAAGACGACACGCCTGAACGTGACAGGGGCCGCAAGCCCTTGGACAAAGAAGTTCTTGATCCGACCGACGAAGAAATTGAGTCGTACTCCGACAAGGTGAAGAACCGAATCAAAGAGTTGACACACGCCCGTCACGACGAGCGCCGAGTCAAAGAAGCCACGATGCGGGAGAAACAAGAGCTAGAGCGTCTTGCACAGCATCTTGTAGAAGAAAACAAAAAGCTTAAACAAAACGTTTATACTGGGCAGGAAGCAGTAATTGAGGGTGCTAAACAGCGTGCCGATTCCGAACTGGATATGGCGCGTCGCAAACTCAAAGCGGCCCAAGAATCTTTTGACACGGACGCCATCATTGAAGCCCAAGAAGCGGTGATGGATGCCAAAATAAAAGTTGAACAAACAAAAAATTATCGTCCTACCCCTTTACAGGAAGAAAATTTTGAGGTACAAACGCAACAAACCCAGCCTGCAAGGGCTGAACCGGACGAAAAAACGCTGCGCTGGCAGGCTAAAAACCAGTGGTTCGGGTCACAAGGGTTTGAAGAATACACCAGCTACGCACTAGGGCTGCACCAAAAACTAGTCACAAACGGGGTTGACCCCCGCTCTGAGGAATACTTCGAGCAAATTGATGCTCGCATGAAGTCGACGTTCCCTGATATTTTCAGTGGAGCACGAGACAAAAGGTCTGGTGAGGCAGTTAAAAAGCCCTCCACGGTCGTTGCTTCTGCATCTCGTTCTACGAGCGCAGGAAAGGTGAAGCTAACTACGACGCAAGTTGCGTTGGCTAAAAAGTATGGACTAACCCCGCAGCAGTATGCTGCTGAAGTGATGAAATTGGAGAGACAGAATGGCTGAAACACAAGACCGCACACAACGTGATTTAAAAACACGCGAAAAACAAACTCGATACGTTTACAAACCGTCGAGTGCACTGCCCGATCCGACACCGGATCCTGATTTTGAGTTTCGCTATATTGCGACTCATGTTTTAGGACAGGCTGATCCAACCAACGTGTCTCGCAAGACTCGCGACGGCTGGGTACCGGTTAAGGCAGTAGACCATCCGGAATTGATGATTGAAGGACACCCCGTTACTGGCAACGTTGAAATTGGTGGATTGATGCTTTGCAAGATCCACAAAGGACAGTTAGAAGCCATGTCGGAGTACTACAACAATCAAGCTCAAAACCAGATGGACTCAGTGGACAACCACTTCATGCGAAATAATGACCCAAGGATGCCGTTGTTTTCCGACCGCAAGTCGACTTCAACACGCGGAGCTGGGTTTGGTTCTGGTTCTAAATAAACATAGGAGTCTTAAATGGCTTATCCCGTCGTATCAGCTCCATACGGACTGTTGGCACAAAATCTGATTGGTGGTCAAGTATTTGCGGGTTCAACCCGTATGTACCCCATTCAATACGGTTATGCGACTGACATCTTCTATGGTGATTTCGTTGTACTATCGCGTGGCAATGTAACCCGCGCCTCAGTTTCTACTGGCACTGGTCTAAACCAGACCACCGGTATTTTCTTGGGTTGTACTTACACTAACCCTATAACTAAGCAAAAGCAGTTTGCTCAGTACTGGCCCGCAAGCACCCTCGCTGGTGATTGCCAAGCTTATGTATTGGACGATCCCGATGCTGTGTTTAAAGCGGTTGTATGTTCCGCCACTACTGTTGTTGCTTCCGCTGCTATGGCTATGATCGGTACTAACCTATCTGCTATTAACAATACGGGTAGCACAGCCACTGGCAATTCTGCTAATGCAGTTTTAGCCCCTACAGCAACTCCAGTAACAACTACCTTGCCTTTGCGTTTGGTTGGCTTGGTACAAGAGTCTGCTATTTCAGTAAGTGCAACTGGCTCTTCATCTTCTACAACAATTACCTTAACTGGTTCTGGTTTGCCTAGCGCAATTCCTGTTGGGACAGATGTATCCTACATTGCAGCAAACGGGCAAATCATTCAAACGGGTTCTTTTGTAACCGCTGCAGCTTCAGCCGCTGCAACGTCAGTTACGATTAACTCTGCGATTGCAGTTCCCGGCAGTGTGACCGCTATCCCTAGCGCTTCCACTATTGTGTTTACCCAGTATCCCGAAGTTTTGGTTAAGTTAAACCAAGGCTTGCATGGTTACTACTCTGCCACTGGCGCTTAAGGAGTTATTTAAATGGCTATTTCACGCGCACAACTACTTAAAGAACTCCTCCCGGGCCTGAACGCTTTGTTTGGTTTGGAGTACGCTCGTTACGGCGAAGAGCACAAAGAACTCTACGAAACAGAGAAATCTGAGCGTAGCTTCGAAGAAGAGACAAAACTGTCTGGCTTCTCTGCTGCTCCTGTCAAGAGTGAGGGCTCTGCCAGTGCTTATGACAATGCACAGGAAGCTTTTACAGCACGTTACAACCACGAGACTATTGCTCTAGGCTTCTCCATCACTGAAGAAGCTGTGGAAGATAACTTGTATGACAGCTTGTCTGCTCGTTACAC